CTTCTTTTTCTTTTTTTTCTTAGAACGTAATTTTTTAAGATCAGCAGCCGTAATCTTATCCCGTGGTGGAGCAACCGCAGCAAGTTTACGTTGCTTGCTCGAATAAGATCCTTTAGGCATCAGATAGAAGCGGTAATAGCACCAGTTGTCACAAAACTAACTGATACTGTAGAAATGTCTCCAACAGTAGAACTAAATGAAGTTCCTGTAATAATTCCGTTGAAATTTAATTTTTTACTGCCTGATGTATCTAAGAAAAGATTAAATGTAGCATCGCCAGCATCTTCAGTTGTTAGTACATCTGAAATAATTTCAGCAGTATCATCTCCAGATGTTGCTGTGTAAAGAAGATCAACAGTACCAGAACCAGAAATTAAAGATCCTACATACTTTCTTGATGTATCTCCATGAGCAGTACATTCAAGAGTGTCTTTTGTTGTATCTAAAGTCCAAGCTGTTGTAGAAGCTATAGCTCCTGCTGTTCCAGTTCCGTTATCAAATGATACAGAGCCTTCTTCGCCACGAAAAAATGCCATGATTCTAAGAAAAATTTACTTATAACAATATATTACCTTGAAACTGCGTTTTTCACAGTTATTTCTTCTTCTTTTTACGTCTATGTTGATAAGTTATCTTTTTACTGCTTGTTTTTTCTCTTTTAAACCTAGCTTTTTCTGCTGCGGTCATCTCTCCAACTGTCTTAGGTGTCTTACTTGAGATACGTTTACTAGGTCTACAAGCAGGGTAACCTCGTTTTTCGCCTTTTGAACGACCACAGGGCTTACCAGTTTTAACATCAACCCAATTTTCTTTAAACCAACGGGTCAAACCACCCTTTGCTCTAGGATTTGGGCTACTTTTTGCCACGTTTTTTCTCCACTCGGTAAGTACCGCCACGTTTTTTGTACTCTCGTACAAGCCACGCATTAGCATAAGCACTCGGATACACCTTGAACTTACGCTTGGCTTCGGCTTTTACTCTAGCGTAAAGAGCTTTATTTACAGGAACATTCACTACGTTTCTTACCTCCCTTCTTTTTTTTCTTCTTTTTCTTAGTCGTAGAATGGTACATAGTAAGAATTAGGTATCTTAATATATTCTAAACGCAGTTTGCCCTAATGTCTCTGGTTTTGCCAAATTAAATTGTTGCAGACAAAGATAACCAAAAGCATCAAAAGCATGGTCTACACCTAAATTTTTATTAGGAAGTCCAGTATTAGGTGCATATGTAAGAGTTCTTAGTGCTTTTATCAATTCTTTACATCTTGGATGAATAAAAGTTCTTTGATCTCCATTTGCATCAAGCAAAGCAGTATTTACAGCAGTAATTTTATCTCTAATTTTCCAAGGTGATTTAGGACTCATAACAGTAAAACCACTACGTCTAAGAATATTATGATCTGTCACTCCAACTCCACTAGTCTTTCTTGCACTACCCGTAGGGTCAGGACAAGCAATAATTCTTCTATCCACCCCGTACCTTCTTGTAACTTCTTCAGCAAAATCCCATGTGGTAGCACCTCCTGTCAGCATGATCTCATCAAAAACATATAAATTGTTGCCATGCTTATACGCACAGATCCCTGCCATAGGGTCAACGTTAAAATCTAAGCCCAACAACAAAGGAAGCATGTGTAAATCTTCAACTTCTTTATCAATATTGTCATCACTGAAGCTAACAGCAACCAAACCAGTAAGATTTTCAAAACTTGCCTCAAATTCCTGTCTAAATGTTCTCGCATCCAGTTGCGACCTAGCAGCTTCTACTTCCTCTGGTGTAACATTACCTCCTTCAATCGTAGTAAAACTCCATCTTTTCCAATCATCCCACTCCTGTTCACCACAAAAACACCACATATCATAAAACCAACTGGCAGTGCCATCAGGAGTACTAATAAACAAAGCCCACCCCTGTTTATCAGCTAGAGCAGGTCTAATTACCTCTGCCCATACATCTCGATCCATAAAGGCTGCTTCGTCTAATACAACCCCTGCTAGGCTTCTTCCCCTTAATGCCATCGCATTCTCTGTACCCTTTAACTCAATAGTTGATCCATTAATCAACTCTAACCTCAAATCTGTTTCATTTTTACTCTGAACCCATACCTTCGGCACTAATTTCTTCAACTCCTTCCACGCAATATCCTTTGCCATCCGATAAGTAGGAGCACAATAGAAATATACTTCACCAGGTCGATTGATTGCACCTCTGAGCAGTTCAATACAGGAAAGGTATGATTTACCAAACCTTCTTCCTGCAACCAACACCCGAAATCTTTTATCACAATTAAATACCTCCCCTTGTGCGTACCTTAAACTGATTTCTGGTTTGTTTTTTATCGCCATACACCAAAAAATAACATAATTTTCTACTTATACCCCCTATTTATAGCCTAAATCCGCATTTTTAGGTTATAGTTCGATTATTAACCCCTCTCAGATTAAGTCCGTGGCTTCTTCTACCTTTCCCAACGATATTACTCCTCCAATAACTCAAACTAAAAAACGTGGTAGACCTAGATTTGTAGCTCGCTCTACAGCAGAAAAGGTTCAAGAACGTGCTCAACGCTTATACTCACGACAATTAGACGGCCAAACTACTCGTCAACTAGTAATAGAACATTCAAAAATTGAAGGTATCTCAGAAACAACAGCTTGGCAAGATTGGGATAAAGTTAAACACTGGAATACTGAAGATTGGGATAAAGATAGAGAAAATATGCTTCCACGACTACAAGCAATGAGAGTACGTCTATTCAATAAAGCAGTTAAAAAAGGTCAACTTCAAACAGCAGCACAGATACTAGACTCTCTTGGCAAAGTAATAGGTGAATCCGTAGAAACTGTAAACATTCAAGCTCCAGAACTTTCAATTAAAGTTGAGTCGAAGTAACGAAGATTTCGGATATATATTTAAGTTGCTCGCCTTGCCCTACAAAAAAAATTTTTTGCAACTACACCCCATATGCCCTAATTTTGGCCTGTATGCCTCTCTAATAGCACTCTAATAGCATTTAGGTATGATAGTACCTTCAGAATTTTGGCCTGTCTGAAGCGATCCTCAGTGGACTTTGTAATATACTTAATATATGTTGCTTTTATATCACTTAGATGCTAATGTTATATACATGGTATATTATCATAATTGGCACATCGTGTGAAAATTTATTTTCCTTATGTGCAATATATGATTTTATCTCATTTGCGTTTCCTTCTTTAACTGTATTCAGTACTATTTTATAGCTGCAATCATTTAGAGATTACAAAAGGAAATACATAAAAAGAAACTAGAAAATCTATCACCCTTCCAACTTATGGACTCAAAAGAGTTAGCAAGACGAAAGTCTTACATGAACATCGAATTGTGCAACAATTTCAAATTAGCTTTTGATATTGCACTTTCAAAAATATCAGTTGACGAAGAAGACTACTTCAAAAAGAACATGATGTTTTTGGAAGCAACAAACAATAAACATCCCAAGTGGCCTAACTGTTTATTCTTTAAGGATTATCAAACAAGAGAGACTATCAGAATTGGATATGATCTTATGGATTGTATTTAATTATGATAGGTAACACTTGCATAAGTCCAGACTATGAAAAAATTTTGATATCTAAAAAAATTAGATATGAAAAATGCTTTTCCAAGTCTGGTAGGCTTTGGCTTAAACTTAACCCTTTTGATGAAGCGGATAATTTTAATTATTTTCATTACGATGAGATAGGTAAAACAATTCCGCTTTATTGTCGTCTAGTCTTAGACGATTAAATTAGATCTGGAGCTAGATTAATTTCTAGCTCTTTTTATCCCTTCCAAATTATGAGAACTTATTTATTAATTTTTTCATTCTTAATTTTAACTTGGCAAGCTATTACAATTACTAATACGCTAGCTACAAGATTAGAAGAAAGAACCCAACAAGTACACCAATTACTTAAGGAGCTTTAATTTTGGCTTATTACAATCCTAATTATTATCTTTATCAAAAGATACAAGAGCAACAAGAGAAAATCTTGCGACTAACTGACGAATTAGCTGACGCTAATTACACCATAAAAAAACTACAACAAAAAGGAGTTTCAAAAGATGCTTAATGTTTTACTAATTGCTAACGAATGCGGCGACTATGGACATATTGCCGCAACAGTATCAAAAGAGAAATTAGTTGACTTCGTAGAAACAAAAGGATACGAAGCAATAGAATTTCAAAACGAAGATTATGATACTTCGGATACTGTCGAAGGATTAAGAAAAGAGTGTGGATACTTCACACTCTCAACACTTCCAGATTCTGAAGAGACAATCGGATACGGAAGATAAAATAAATTACCCGCTAAAAATAGCGGGTATTTTTTTAATTACCTATTCTCAATAATTTTTTTTATTGAGAATAAAAAAAGCCTGGACTAAAAAAAAATTTTTCATTTAAAAAAAAAAAATTAAAAAAATTAATCTTATAAACTGAATGCAAAAACTGAATGCAAAAACTGAATGCAAAAACTGAATGTTTTTTTATTGAATGTCTTATTAAATACCTTTAAATATAAACAATAAATGATATTATATATATGTAAACATATTTATTTTTACAAATGACCACAACACCAACAAAAAAATTAAAGGAGTCAAATTTTGGCTTCATTCATTATTCAGAATCTTTAACCTATTACATGGATAAAGATTTTAATATTGCTATGGAAGTATTCGGAATACTTGAAAACAAATATTTTTGTCAAAACTGGGGAATTGTTGAGAGTGATTCAATACAATTTAATAATGAGACAGTAAAAAATGAAAGCGGCGGCGATATATTAGCCGCTTATATGTTAAGCACTGGTAAAAAGATATGGATTAAAACTGTAGGCTATGGATTAACAGAAGATAAGATGGACTTAAAAGAATATACAAAAGCTGACTATAACAATACTTGCATTATGTTCCCAGAGGATTATTAAAAATGAACTTTAACAATAATCAAATAAAAATTATAGAAAATCTTATTGATGATAGGGTTTTCTATTTGCGTGAAAATATTGGCTACTGTAGAAACTATCTACCAGATTGCCGCACTACTCACGAATTAGAGGAGAATCATAAGGCAATTGAAACTTCAACAATTGAACTTCACTCTTTAATTGAGTTAAAATCTTACATTTTATCTAATCAGGAGTTAAGCGAATGTATTTAACATTATTACCAGCATATGGAAGAGACTACAAAAGCAAAAAACTTATTATTGATGATTTAAACAATAATAAGGACTTTTTAGAATCTACCAGTTTAAGAGCTATCAATAAGCAACAATTTAAAGAGCTAAATATTAGCTCTTTTAATGTTCGATATGATCAACATAGAAAAATTACAAATATAAAAATAAAAGATTTAAAAAATTAATACTTTCATTTAGGGATGTTTTAAACATCCTTAAATAAAAGTATTTTTATAAATGCTTTTAACCTTCCAATTTTTTATTAAAGATCATGAATGAACTTTTAAAAATGTCAAAAGGTAATAAAAAATTAAAAAACACTTTAATTTTTGATTTACCTAGTGGCCACACTTGCCCGATGGCTAATGAATGCAAGTCTTATGTCGTTATGAATGCAAACGGCAAGACTAGTTTAAAAGATGGCGAAAATAATATTTTTCGGTGTTTTGCAGCAAGTCAAGAGAATCAATATCCTAACGTATATAAAGCTAGAAAATATAATCACGATTTAATTTTAAAATCATTAAAGAATGATAATGGTATTAAATCAAATACAATTGACTTAGTTAATGAATCGATTCAAAAGCATATAAATAAAAATATAAATAAAGTTAGAATACACTCTAGTGGTGACTTCTTTAATGGGGAATATTTAAGAGTATGGCTTGCAGTAGCTAGACTTAATAAACATCTTAAATTTT